GTTTAGAGCTATATTTGTACGCATTAAAGGTAGTGGCCGCAAAAGTAACATCCTGCTCCGAAACCGTTCCGGCCTCGGCCAAAATATGGCCCTTGTTGGATGTGTCATTTACGCTAGGCCAACTGAGATCGTTTCCGGTCGCCGTTCTGATAACCGATGAAACTTCCCGCATACCGCCAAAGGCCAAAAACGCTCTTTCGAGCTCGTAAACAAAGCCCTCCGGAATCAAGAAACCGCCGGCCGAATCCGGAGAGGTTTCCTGAGCTCTCATCTCCCTGCGGAGAGCATCATAATTTCCCCTATGGAGCTCGGCCTCGTAATAGTCTTTGCTCGGATTAACTCCGGCTTTCCGACAAGCTACCTGATGCTTTTCTTCGAGATCCATCCCGAATTGCATACGAGCCCATCCCTGGAGAGCATTATCATTATCGGCCGCGGTTGGGAGAGCCTCTCGGATAGCTTCCGGCATCTCTGCCCTGGCATACTCGCGGCTTTCTTTCTGCTCGGAGAGAGAGTTTTCGAGCTCTACGGTCCTCTCGGTCATCTCGATGGACCTGGAGAGCCGGTCATAGTCGCTATTAGCCGAATCCCATGCGGCCTCATCATCGGAGCTCCAATGATGCTCCGGATCGTTAGCCTTTTCCCTCATCGCCTGGAGATCCTTAAATATCTCGAATCTCTGCTCTTTAAGAGCCTTAGTCCCTGCCATCTGTTTTTGCTCCTATAAAAAAATCGGCATAGCTCCGAGAGAGTATGCCGATGGTTAGAATCGATTGGTGGAATGGAGAGATATAGATCCCGCCTAAATCATAAGATGGATCGGTTTCTTTACAATAGTCCTATTCCTCTTTTTCTTTACCCTCTAAATCCCCCTCGGCCGGCCGGATACCGTTAATCCTGGCATCTATAGCGATGAGCCTCTGCTCCCTCTCCCATAGATCCCGGCTCCGCTCCGCTCCCTTTACGCTCCGGCTATTAGCCGATGTCGCTGAATACGCGGGAAATGTAACAGGACCCACATCGAGAAGGTTAACATCGGTTATATGCCGGATCTGTTTACCCTCATCGGTATCCCGCCATTCCTCCCCGCCCTCGGCTATCGTGAAAGAGAAAGAGGAGCCGGTCAGATCCCCTCTTTTGATCATCTCTCGTACATCCTTAGCCGTAGAGGTTTCTCCGAGGGAGATAGTATAGCGGAGGCCGCGGCCATCCTCCTCTAGCCGGAGAGTACCCGCTGAGACTCTCCCTAATAGCTTGTCCGGCTCATGATTAAAGAGAGCTCTCGTATCCTGCTGGCTCTCGATGCTCCTCTTAAATGCCCCTGGAGCTATCCTCTCGGTAGCTCCCTCCCATAGTCCAAACTCCGAGCCGGCCGAGCCATCGAAAAATACGGCCGCGTAACCTGTTATCTCTCCGCTCTCGGTAGCCCGGATCTCTCCGGCTCCGGCTTTCTGATTAAATCTCCGCTCCGCGGCTTTCTCTGCCATTTATTTATCTCCTAACCATCGAGAGGAGAGCTCCGAAACGGCCTCTCCTGCTATTTCATTCCGGCTATTCCCATCGGAGATTACCGATAGGCTACCGCTCATTAACTCGAAAAACTCTCCGATGTGATCCCGGCCCTCGGTAGATAGGCTGAGAGCCTGTATAACGGGATCTAACGCCTCCGATACAATATCCTGATTCTCTATCCGCATTCCCTCATCGAGCCATTTAGAGAGAATCTCCGGCTCCTGAGAGGATGCGGCCTCTTTAGCCTTTTTAACGGCTTTTATAGCTAATCGGCCGGCCATCCTCCTGATGGTAGCCTGGAGGATCTCGATGAGGCTCTTACGAGCTCCGGCCTCCGCATCGCTCTCCGGAGAATCCTCTATCTTGATCGGAGCCGGCCCCATGTTTAGAGGTAGGAAAAATTCGGCTCCGGTTCCATCCTCGATAGGATTCATATTTTCCCGGCTCCTAATCTCATCGCGGCTCATCCATCCTCCGTTGATGGCATCCTTATAGAATGCCGAGCGGCTCTTTAGATCGGCCCTAACGAGGGAGAGCCGGTTAAATTCTACTACATGGCTATCCCTGGCTTTCTGGCTCTCGGAGAGGAGTTTAGCTCTACACTCATTCTCCCATGCGATTAACCAAGGATCTAAAGCCTCATTTAGATAGCTTTGATTTTCCTGCTCTAAGGAATTGTAGGCCGTCCTGGAGCTATCTCCGAGCTTATGAGGAGGGACTCCAAACCATGATGCTATGCTCTTAACCTCAAACTCTCTCGTTTTAAGGTATTGGGCCTCCTCGTTACTCATAGACCAATTTTTAAGGCTCATCCCCTCCTCTAAGATGGCTATCTTATGAGCATTCTCTACGCGGCCATGCATCGAGTTCCAAGACTTCCGGAGGTTATCCCTGGCATCCGGATCGAGATGCCCTGGATGCTCTAAGATGGCCGAGGGCTTAGCGTTATTCTTAAAGAATACTGCTCCGTATTTCTCCGCGGCTATCCCTAATCCGAGGCTCTCCCTGGCTAGCTCTACGATAGAGAGGCCGTAGAGCCCTCGTATATGGAGCATATCCTCGGCCGAGATCCGCTCCTCTTTATTATCGATGATAGTTTTATAGCTCCGCTCGTTACCCTTCCAAACCTCAGAGGTAGAGCCTGGAGCTAAAGGGATTAGCTCGGTAGCGGTTCCCGCGTTATTCCGGAGGATAGCCGCGTAGCCGTTACCCCAAATAAGAGCATCCGCGGTTAGAGTCTGTTTAAACTCGAAAGCACTCATAGCCGAGGAGCTCTGATACCGGAGGAGCCGATACGCGGGATGTGCTGTAGCTTTCTCTTTCCCGGTTCCCTCCCTACGGAAAACTACGAGAGGGAGCTTAGCGACATCCTTAGAGATGAGAGAGATTGCTCTCCATACTGGAGCATATTGTAACGCTGTTTGCGGATTAACATTTACTCCGGAGCTCGTAGCTCCGCCGGCTAAATCTAGGAGCCAATCATCCGGAGCGGAGAGAGGAGTAGAGGGATTCTCGATGCTCCTGGAGGTTATGAAGAAATCTCTTAGTGTCGTTAAAATGCCCATTAGAGAGCCTCGTTAAATGAATTGAATACCATCATCGCTATATACTGATTTAATCGGCTCCCCGGTTACGGCTAGCCGGCCGAGAGCCATAATGAGAGCTACGATCCCATCGATCTTCTCTAAGGATCTTTTTTTGCTTACCTTGATATTTCCCGCGGCATCCGTCTCGGTAGCGCAATTTCCCATCATCCACCTGAGAACCGGATGCCCTCCATGATTTAGCTCTTTGGAGTAGATTAGCTTTTCTAGCTCTTTTGTGGGAGAGCTCATAGATGCGTAACCTTGCCCGAAACTGATCATCTCGAAACCATCTCCGGCTAATTGAGTAGTAATCTGAGCGGCATTCCACCTATCGATGGCGATCTCCTGGATATTATACACATCCCCTAGAGCCTGTATATCCCTGCGGATACAATCGAAATCGATGACATCCCCTGGAGTTAGGGTAATGAGGCCGGCTTTGGCCCATGTTAGATACGGAACCCGATCCCGCCGCTCCCTCTCTAAAGCATTCTCTTTAGGAATCCAGAAACGAGGGATTACAGAATAGGAGCCATCCGGCTCCTTAAATACCATGCAGAAGGCCGACACATCCCGAGTAGAGGCTAAATCGAGGCCGGCAAAGCATTCCCGGCCCTGGAGCTCCTCCTCGGATACTGCTCCGGAACATTGATCCCATCTTTGCATGGACATCCATCGCTCCTCCTGCTCGGTCCATATATTGAGCCGGTAGCGCTTAAAAGCATTCTCTTTAGTAGGATTCTCTTTAGCCTCGATAAACGCTGCTTTGAGATCCTCCCGCTTTACGGTTACTCCGAGAGAGGGATTAGCCTTCCGCCATGTAGATTGTTTTTGCCAATCATCATCCGGCTCGGCCGCTCGGATATATGCGAAAAAAGAGAGATCCGCGGAGTTATTCTCTAGGACCCTCTCGGCATGGATTCTCTGTTCATAGCATATTGAATGCCTATCGAATCCCGCGGTAGTTATCGAGATTAGTAGAGGCTCTCTCCTGGAGGCTCCTCCGTAGCGGAGAGCATCCCATAGCCTCCGATCCGGCTGAGCATGGAGCTCGTCAAAGATGAGCCCATTCCAGTTTATACCCTCCTGCCTAAAGCTATCCGCGGCTAAAGCCTTAAGAAAGCTATTGGTAGAAGGTATCGAGAGATGTTTTACAGAATCCCGCGGGAGAACATACTCTCGGAGGAGCGGAGAGGTAGTCGCCATCCTGGAGGCCTCCCGGTAGACGATAGTAGCCTGATCCCTGGAGGCCGCGGCCGTATATACCTGAGCTCCCGGCTCGTTATCTCCCGCTAGGAGGTATAGGGCTAAGCCGGAACATAAAGTACTCTTTCCGTTTTTTTTGGCGATCTCGATGTATGCGGTACGGAATCTCCGGAGGCCGGCCTTGTCTACCCATCCGAATAGAGGATATATAACATCCTCTTTTTGCCATTTGAGGAGTTTTAGCGGCTTGCCGGCCCATTCTCCGATGGTATGCCGGAGGTAGGAGAAAAACTCGACTACATGATCGGCTTTATCCTTATCAAAACGAAAGCCGGCTTTAACGGCTTTTAAATCCGTATCGTTCCTAATGTAGCGTTTTGTAACCTTATCCATTCGCTTTTAGCTGATTAAACGCGGTTAGAGGATCTTTAATGCTCTCCTCTTTATTGCCGAGCCCTACGCGGCCGCTCGGAGATAGTCCGAATTGAGCATAGAATTTTAGGAGAGCTCCTCGGCTTGCATTGATGATCGCTACCGCGGGATGTTGTTGAATGTAGCCGGCCGGAGTTTTAAAGGTTTCTCCCTCTTTCCTAACCGTTTTTACCGCTCGGTAAAACTGGCTCCATGTTAGGCAATAAGCCGCTAGCGCTCCTCGGTCTACCTCATCGAGAATCCCGTAAACCTGGAGCCGCTCGGTTATCCGGTTCCATTCCGCTTTGGCTTCTCGGTCTAACCAAGTAGGCATCCTCGGAGGCCGGCCGGAGCTCGGTAGCTCGGTTCGCCGGCCGGCCTCCCTGGAGCCGATTAGCTTTAAAATTTTGCTCGGCCGCGGAGCCGGCCCTCGTTTTCCCATTTAATCCCCCCCCATAGGTGATCCCCCCTCATCTAAA